CCGCACCAAGGCAGCCTGTTCGCGTACGCGGACGGCACCCTGGTCCCAGTGCGGCTCTCAGCTGAGGCTGCTGCTGCTGCCGTGGACCCGGTTCCCTACGCTGGTGAGCCTGCCGCTGTCGGCGGCTACCACGCGGAGCAGCAGAAAGACGGGACGTGGACGATCTACGACGTTCCCGTCTTCAGCGTGCACGTGGACACGCGCGGCGAGGAGCCCGAAGTCTACGACGCTGCGTGGCTCAAGCGAGCGGTCGCCCTCGCACGCACTCGCGAGGGCAGCGACGGCTACCTCGGGCCTCTCCACAAGCAACACCACCCGAACCCGTCGGTCGAAGCTGCTGGCAAGTTCCGCCTGACTGGCGTGAAGCTGCTGAACTACGAAGGCGCGCCCACCCCGACGATCTTCGCTGACTTCGTCTCGATCCCCGACGAGGTCTACCAGGAGGTCAAGGACGGAGCCTATCCCTACCGCTCCGTCGAGATCCCCGGCCCGGATCACGCCGAGGTGCTGTCCATTGCGCTGCTGGATCACGAGGTCCCATACTTCCGGTACGCCAACATGCAGATCGCTCGCGAGTCGAAGGCAGCGCGGAAGCGCAGCGCCCTGGTGACCCGCGCCTACAATCTGGCCTCTGGTGGCCATTCGCACTTCACCTTCCGGTTCCACGAGGAAGAAGCCATGCCTGCACCCAAGAAGCGGACGTTCGCCGCTGGCGAAGTCCTGACCATGCTGTCCACCCTGCAGGAAGGCCTCATGGCGATGGGCGACCAGCTCGGCGCTGCCATGACTGCGCTCGGTGAAGGAGCCGAGGGTGACAACCCTCCAGGCCAGGAGACCGACGCGGTTGAGCTGCGAGCCGCCGAGTCAGACAAGGACGAGGAGGACGAGAACAAGGCAGCAGCACCAGCAGCCGAGCAGAAGGCTGAAGGCGAGGAGGAGGACGAGGACGAGGACGAGGACGACAAGGTCGTGGTCGTGAACGCCCGCGTCGCCGAGCTCCAGGGTGAGAACGCTGCGCTGCGCCAGCAGCTGTCCGACGTGTCGAACGCGACCACCAAGGGAAGCGAGTTCGCTGACGTGGTGGAGCAGTTCCGAATCGCTGGCGCGCCCGACAAGGACGTGGGTGCGCTGAAGGAGCTTCACAAGAGCGGCGGGATCGTGGCTGCGAAGGCGTACGCCCGCTCCATGAGCGCGACCTACCGGACCATGGTTGCGCCTCCCCCCACTGGGTTCGCCAGCACTGGCGAGCTACCGAAGGCTTCGGCCTTCCCTGCTGAGGTCGTCGCCTACCAGGCGCACGGTCCTGACGCGTTCGCTGAGGCGAAGCAGGTCTACGCGACATGGTCGGCTGGCTCGAAGAGACACGAGCTGTCCACCTACCTGGCTGCGCACCTGGAGCCGGGCAAGTTCTTCAACGGGAAGACCGCATACGCGGTCAAGTAGAGGTCACCCATGGCTGCACTCACTGCTCCGCGCACCCTCGCCAACCTGGGCAGCGCGTACGCTCTCTCGCTCGCGTTCGACCTGAACGCTGCAGGCGCCTCGACTCTCTACATGGGAGGTCTCGCCGGGCTCACCGCTGCTGGCGCCCTGATCCCCTATGCCACTGGCACGGGGAACAAGATCGTGGGCGTGGTCAACGGCAGCGAGGACGGTGGCACCGTCACCGGCTCTGCCGCTGACCCGAAGGAGGTCTCCGTCGAAGTCGGAGGCGCGATCCTGGAGAACCTGGGCTCTGGCTTCGTGATCGGTGACGTGGGCGACAACGTCTACTTCCCCACGGACAACGTGGACGACGTGACCCTCACCTCGACTGGTCACGCCGTGTCGGGACAGGGCGTGGTCACTCGCGTCAACTCGGACGGCTCGATCAACGTGCAGCTGCGTCCTTGGGACCAGCAGGTCGTGGACGTCTAGCGTGCTGCGACCTGGGTCGAAGGCGAAGCACAGCGGGCGTGACTGCGTGGTCACGTCCGTGCGCTCGACGAAGCCAAGCGGGGACCTGTCCTACTCCGTTCGCTATGCGGACGGAACGCAGGCTGGGAACCTTCCTGGCTCCGACGTCAGTGCTGGTGCGGAGGTGGCTGCTGCTGCTGCTCCCGCGCCAGCGCCTCAACCAACTCCCGCGCCACTAGGCGAGGACGACTTCGTATAGGAGGCTGCCATGCCTGGTGTTTCCCCAATGATCCTCGCGAATGACGCCCTCCGTGGCGACATTCGCACCGAGTTCCTGGAGACGCTCCGGCGTCAAGACGGTGGGTCGAGCAAGCTCCCTGGTCTCATGGACATGGGTATCGGCTCGACGCAGCGGACCGAGCGCTACTTCTACTGGGAGAGCACCCCGAAGCCTGTTCGCTGGCGTCGTGGTGACCCGATCCCCGCCGACGGCCTGCTCTCCCGGAGCTACGAGATCCAGAACTACACCTGGGCTCGCGCGATCGACTGGCATGAGGAGGACGCCGAGGACGACCAGACGGGCAGCCTCACCGGCAAGGCTCGCATGCTCGCCGAGGAGTTCCAGCTGCTGCCCGAGCGTGTCAGCTTCCAGATCATGCAGGGCACGACCGATCCCGAGCTGCTCCCCTCGATCCCGCTTGCCCCGGACGGAGCTGCTCTGTTCAGCGCCACCGACGGCGCTGGCGCTGCGAGGTTCGGAATCGCGGGTGGCAACATTGTGACGAGCACGGGCGTCGCCACGAGCGCTGCTGTGCGGAACGACTTCTACAGCGCGATCGAGCGCATGATGCAGTTCCAGGGCACGAACGGTGAGCCGTTCCACGCGGAGAACTTCCTGGACAAGGGCTTCCTCGTGATCTACGGCGCGCAGAACGCGCAGGTGTTCCAGGAGGCGTTCCTGCAGGACATGGTTCTGCAGAACGGGACCGGCTCGGCTGGCGTCACGAACGTCGTGCTCGCGGCTGGCCTCAGCGTCACCCTCTGGGGCACCGCTCGCCTGACTGGCTTCAACGGGTTCCGCGTGGTGTCGCTCGGCTATCCGATCAAGCCTCTGTTCCAGCAGGTTCGGCTGAACGTGTTCACCGACCAGCAGGATCGCGGCAACAGCGACCGGGCGCGCGACTACCGCATGAACCGCTTCCAGGCTGCTGCCAGGTTCGGCTTCGGCGTGAACCTCCCGATCGGGACCGTCAGCGTCCAGTAGTCCACTGGGTGGCACCATGGGTACTGCTCCCCGCAGAACCCGTGGTGTCACCCTCTTTCAGTTCAGGGGAGCAGGAGAACCATGGCAGACAGCAAGCTCTTTCATATCGGGCTGCGCAGAGAGCACAGCGAGATCATGGCACCGGACGGCAAGGGCCTCCCGTGTCCATGCCAGTACCTGGTAGTCGGTGGCCTCACCTTCCACCTCTACACGCACAAGGTGGAAGGCTTCGGCGCGGAGACCGTGCGCCACCGCGTGCAGGGCGGATACGCCTGGATCCCCGACGAGCAGATCAAGCGGATCAACGCGGACCTTGACGTCATGCGCGTGCAGTGGATCGGGCGACACCCTGACGGGACCCCGATCATAGTCACCGACGAGGTCGAGAACATGCGAGCCGCCCGAGCGCGGATCGTGGACACGCGCGCACGCGGCTACCGTCCTGTCGCTGGCGAGCTGTCGCTGCATGGCTGGATCTACATGCAGGAGAGCGCCGCAGGACCGGAGCTCTACGACCAGCCAGAGCCAGCGAGTATCGTGGCAGCAGCTGCAGCAGAGCCCGACACCGAGGCAGACGTGGCTGCAGCCCTGCGCAAGGGCTCCAGCCGGAGGTAGCGAATGGCCGTCACGCCGACCAGGACGCAGGCTGCCGACATGATCACGGACGTGATCAGGCTGGTGAACGGTGCTCTCGTGGGCGTCGGTTCTGTTCCTGCAGACCTGCAGACCCTGATCGCTGGCCTGTTCACCGATTCTCCGCAGGCTTCGACGAGCGGAGCGCAGTCGTTCCGCTCGGCCCTCTCGACCGCGCTGCTGGCGCCTGCGCTGCAGAGCCTGCAGCCTGCGCTGATCAACTTCGTTCGTACGCAGGTGAACAGCCCGGAGGTCGAGATCCAGGCCGTCATGTCGCGCCTCTACCAGAACCTGGTGGACAACGCGGAGACGATCCAGTCGCGAGGGGTCAACTACGGTCCTGCCGTGCCTGGAGGTGGCAACGTCGGGACGGGCGTGATCTACAACCTCACCGTGGACAGCGAAGGCTACGACCTTGAGTCCACGCACATGGACACCAAGACGCTGCGCTGCGTAGCCGACCAGACGACGGGAGGGATCAAGCACCAGGAGCTGTTCCGTATCGAGGGTCAGCGCGCTGGCGTGGACGCGATCGAGATCCTTGGCAGCGGTGTCGCTCGCGTGGACGCTGGCACCCAGAGCAAGGTCAGCTCGAACAGCGAGCTGCAGAACTGTGGCTTCGAGCAGTTCAGCCTCGGCGCCGCGAGCTTCGCGGCTGGGATCGCCGCGCTGACGAGCGACAGCGTGGTCACCGGCTGGGAGCTGAACAACCCAGCCAACGCGAGCGATCCCACGCTGTTCGAGCTTGACCAGAACGCCGCTGCGCAGGCGCGAGACCTGCAGGGTGTGACCACGCCCACCAGCATTCGCATGGTTGCTGCTGCCAAGCTACGACAGTTCATGTCGGTCAACAGCGTGGACCTGGTGGACAGCAACCCATACGCGATCGTTGCGCACGTGCTGCCGAGCGGCACCGCTGACGGCAGCCTGGTGTTCACGTGGGGGAACAAGACGCAGACGGTCACGCTCGCGTCGCTCACCCCGAGCGTGTGGAACAAGGTCCCGATCGACTTCGACCTGGACCTCTGGCCTTCCAGCTTCAACGAGGAGGACCCTGCCTTCCAGGTCGAGTGGAATGGCACCACGGGCAGCGTCGTGTTCGACGAGCTGGAGGCCCTCGTTCCCATGGTCGGCTTCGACGGCGTATGGTTCCATATCAGCGGCGGCGTCGGCCTCGTCGGCACGCCTCCCGCTGTCGTTGGGAAATGGCTGCTCGACGACGTGGTCACGTTCGCCTACTCCCTGACCGGCAGCGACAGCGAGCTTCAGCAGTGGCTGTTCCGCCTGGTCGGTCGCCACCTTCCGCACAGCGGAACGCCGTCGGCGATCTGGGCTGAGCCGTTCTAGCCCGTGGCTGAGCTGACCCAAGAGGTTCGCAATCGCTACTCGGGGCAGTTCCTCACTGAGCTGACGAACCAGGACCAGCAGGGCGACGTGACCGCGCTCGCGATCAACACGACGGTGCTGGAAGCTGCTGCTGCTGACACGAAGGCTCAGTTCCTGACTGAGGCTGGCACCGTCTACGACGGCGACGACGCGCAGCACATTTCGATCTGCGTGCTCGGCACGATCTACTTCCTGCACCAGTTCACAGGTCGCTACACGGACGCGCTGCAGCAGGCACGCGAGGTATGGATCAACGCACTGCGCAGGTACAGCCAGCGCAGCGGCGAGCGCAGGCGCCTCCTTCCAAAGAGCGGATCGAACCTCACGCCGAGCAGCGAGGTAGCCGGAACCAGGCCAGACTTCGATCGCTCGCGCTGGGAAGACGTGGTGCCCAACATGCCTCCAGGCGGGAGCGACTCCACTGGTGGCAGCGGTGCCAGCTGAGTTCGAGGAAGGCAGCAAGCTGCGAGGCCTCGCCGACGCACTCGGTGGCAAGCGTACGAAGCAGATCCTGACCGCGATCGGTGCCTACCTCACCGCTCGGTCCCAGGCAGCGTTCAAAGACCAGTCCTTCGGGGGCGTC